TGGAAAGGTAGATATACTCCAATGTCTGAAATTACTTCATTTCCATCAGATGGTTACGATGGTATTGTAATTGAAAGAAACATTCCATTAACTAGTATGTGTTCACATCATCACCAAACAATTGGAGGAGTAGTTCATATTGGTTATGTAGTAGGTGAAAATGGTAGAGTAATTGGTTTATCTAAATTAAACAGAATTGTAGAACATTTCGGAAGAAGAGGAGCAATTCAAGAACAATTAACATCAGCTATTCATCAAGCTGTAGATAAAATTTGTGAAAATAATAGAGGTGTAATTGTTTCTATTGTTGGTACTCACAATTGTGTATCTTGTAGAGGTGTTAAACATCAAGGTGCTTCAATGGTTACAACTAAAGCATCAGGAGTGTTTATGGAAAATGGAAATTTAGCTCGTGAAGAGTTTTTTGATTCAATTAAGATTAACAATGGTAATCATCCAGTATAATGGCTCTAAAAATTGAAAATAAAATCTACTTAAGTTGGGATGATATATCCCAACTAGTAGATACTTTATGTGAAAAGATAATTACTGAAATACCTAATGTTGATTCAGTATTTGGTATAGATAGAGGAGGTCTAATACCTGCAGTAATGGTATCACATAAATTAAATTTACCTTGGTCAAATGTAATGTTACCTAATACATTAGTAATAGATGATATAGCAGACACGGGAGTAACATTAAAAAATACAGTGGGTTGCTACACAGCAACGTTACATTACAAACCTCATACTTCATGTTTTAAACCGAATGTTTATGCTACTATTCATGAAGGGAATGAATGGATTATTTATCCATGGGAAAGAAAAGATTCAGAACAAATACAAGACTATTTAAAAAAATAATTATGATTACAGAACCATCAGTTCCATTCTTAGATGAAGTAGAAGAATTTAACGCCGTAATGGGCAAACCAAACAATTATGAACCAGTTATCCCCGAGAGAAAAGAATGGGAATTTGTATACAATTTCGTCCTTGAAGAACTTGAAGAATATAGAGAAGCTTGCGAAAGAGGAGACATCGTCGAGGTTTTGGATGCTCTTTGTGATATTACTTATGTTGCCGTTGGGAACGGTGCTATGTTACATGGCCTTAAGGATAAGGTATGGCCAGCATATCAAGAGGTTCAAGCGTCAAATTTATCTAAAGCTTGCAAAACAGAAGAAGAAGCTCAAGCAACGGTCGCTAAAAGAAGCGTCGAACAAGGTGAAGCATGTCATTACGAAAAAGTTGGAGAATATTTTATTGTTTATAGAACAAGAGATAGAAAAGTAATGAAAAATATAAATTACTTCAGACCAGACTTATCACAATTCTTCACAGAAGAACAATTAAGTAAATTTAACAGAATAAAATAAATTATTAACTAAAACAAACTATTATGAGTGGATTCGACATTGTTATCTTAATTCTAGTTATTGTAATAATCGCGTCAGTGATTGGAGCATATATGAATTATGGACAACCAAGTTTAGGAGACTTTACAGAAGATCTTGACCAAGACTTACAAGAAAAGGTAAAAGAAGAAGTAAAAGTAGCTAAACCTGTAACAAGACAAGTAAACGAAGCTGTTAAAGAAGCAGTTGGTGTTACTGAGGCTAAAGAAACAAAGCCTAAAAAGAAAAAATATTACCCTAAAAAGAAAAAACAAGAGGGTAAATAATTTTAAAAAAGCAACATAATGGAAAATACTAAAAATAAAATTTTTCCTTATATTATAGCACTAACTGCTCTGTCGGTTAGTGCTTCTGCTGCGTTTTACTCTGTCACTGGATTGAGTAAATTATTTGCAGGAGCATCTACACAAGTGATGATAATGGCAGGAAGTTTAGAAGTAGCTAAATTAGTAATAGCTTCTTTATTATACCAATATTGGGATACACTTAATAAGACTTTAAGAGCTTATTTAGTAGGTGCTACTACAGTGTTAATACTAATAACATCTATGGGTATTTACGGATACCTGTCAGCTGCCTACCAAACAACAGCTTCTCAAGCTAGTAATACTGAAGCTCAAGTAACCTTACTTGAAACTAAAAAGCAAAACTTTGTACAGCAACGAGATTTATACTCTAAAGAAAAAGATAACTTAATACAAGGTATTACCCAATTGCAATCAGGTTTAGCTAATAATAGAACCTCTTATGTTGATAAAAAAGGTAACCTAATACAATCAACTAGTAATTCTAATCGTAAATCATTTGAAAAACAATTAGATAATACTAATGCGAGGCAATCGGAAATTTCGGCCAAATTAGACGTTATTAACGATTCAATATTCAAATTGGATACTCAGATTGTAGAAGCGAGAACAACCAATAATTCCGCTGGTGAGTTAGGTCCATTAAAATATTTAAGTGGTTTAACAGGGGTTTCAATGGATAGAATTATAAATTGGTTATTATTAGTAATAATATTTGTATTTGATCCTTTAGCAATTGCTTTAGTAATAGCAGCTAACTTTGCTTTTGCTCAATCTAAACCTAAAGAAGATGAGATATTAAAACCATTTTGGGATTTTAATATGCATCTAGATGATATTACTTTAAATGAAGATGACTTGGCTCCCCAACAAGAATTTGATATATTAGATCTAAATAAAGATGGAATTGTTGATGATGAAGAAAGAGCAATAGCCGAAAGTAAAATAGCGACTATTGAAAATGAGTTGCAAAATAATTCTTTATCAGGATGGAGAGCTAATAAAATGAGACAGGAAGCTGAAGAATTAAGACAAAAAATATCTAAAGACGATAATATTATAGATTACAACTAATAAAAGGTTATAAATGAGTTATAAAAACATCACTACCCAATCATTGGGTAAAAATAGACATGCTATCACTTTATGGACTGATGATGGAGTGGAACAGTATGAATTTCAGAATTATGCTTATGAAAAATGCTATCCAAAAGATGCGACTCATTTAGGTCTAAAAGGAGAATCTTTACGTAAAGTAACGTATTGGGAAAAAAATAATCCTTTCCTTCATTATCATGACATGCCTGTTCATCAAAAATTCCTAATTGACAAATATGGAACTAATGATGAACCCTCAACTACACATCAAGAGATATTTTTTGATATTGAGATTGAAATGGGGGGTGCTTTAACTCCTGAATATATTAGAAGAGCACCTAAACCTGTTACATCAATTGCTTGGTGGCACCGTCAACAAGACAAATGGTATATCTTAATTTTAGATAAACAAAATCATATAGAAAAAACAACAGTAGGGAATAAAATGATTATTCCTGTTGCTAATGAAAGAGAATTATTAACTAAATGGTTAAATTATCTAGGTAAAGTTCAACCAGACATACTAATAGGTTATAACAGTGATTACTTCGATATACCTTATCTATACTACAGAATATTAAATCAATTAGGTGATCGTAGAGCAAATTCTTTATCTCCAATAGGTAAAGTTAAAGAACAAAAACATACTAATGAATCAGGAATGACTTTCTGGAATGAAGATCAACCGATTAGAATAGAAGGAATGTATTCACTTGATTATATCAGATTACATAAAAAATATTCTATGTCTGATGAGCCTTCTTATAAATTAGATGCTTTAGGTGAAAAATATTGTAAATTGCCTAAAATTGAATATGAGGGTAGTTTAGATAGATTATTTGAAACTGATAAAGAAAAATTTATTGAATATAACTTCCGAGACGTTGAAATCTTAAAAGCACTAGATAATAAATTCAATTATATTGGTTTAACGAAAAACTTAGCTCATAAAGGTAAAATTCATTATGATGATGTTTACCAATCTTCAAAAATACATGATGGCGCTATTTCAGCCTATCTACTATCAGAAGGTATAGTACCTCCATCAAGAGATAGAAATCCAATTAAAAAAGCTAATTACGCTGGTGGTTATTTGTTTTGCCCTAAAGCAGGTTTATATAGATACATGTTTGATGAGGATTTAACATCACTATATCCTTCAATTATTATGTCTCTTAATATTGGTAAAGAAACATTAGTAGGTAGAATTATAGATCCTAATGATAGAAACAATCGATTGGGATTGAATGATTTACTAAATGATGTTGATGATAAACCTCGAGTTACAGAATGGTTTGTTAACCAAGATAAATTCAATAGAATAGAATGGACTAGTTCAAAATTAGCTAAACTACTTCAACAATATAATTTGGCTATCTCAGCAAATGGTGTTATATTCCGTACTGATAATCCATCAGTATTATCTACAATATTAGATAAATGGTTTGATGAAAGGGTATTGTATAAAAATAAAATGAAAGAATCTTATAAAGCTGGTGATAAAGTAGCTGGTGAAAAATATCATTTGATGCAATACACAATGAAAATTCTATTAAATAGTTTATATGGCGCCACAGCATTACCTTCATTTAGATACGGAAATGTTATATTATCAGAAGCCATCACTTTATCAGGACAAAGAATTATTCAAGAATCAGCACTTTGTGCTAATAGACACATGAATAAAGTTATTAGAAACGAAATTAAATTAGAGATATAATGGCATTAAAAGGACAATCAATTAGAAATGGAGTTACCATTACTCAGAATGGTAAACCAGTTGATAAACAAGTAATTATTGAGGCAAGTGAAACTTGGACAGAACAACAAGAATCATTCTTTAAGAAAATGCTTAAACAAGGTGGTAAATGTAAAGTAAACGGTGAGTTATATAATATTACTCTTAAAGAAAGAGCTGATATAGATTCAAGAGGAAATAGACCAGTAAATTTACCTCCAGTACCAGGAGAAAGAACATTTTAATATGAAGCATTTAGAAGATACTCCATGGTGGATTTGTGATGAAGGTGACTTCAATTTCTGCGCCTATGTGGATACTGACTCTAATTACTTTAATGCTGAACCTTTATTAAAACATTTATATCCTAACTTTGAAGATTTTGAAGATCAAGAAAAAGATGATATCTTAGAAAAAGTTGATTTAAAATATGAGGATATTATTACTAAACATTATGATGAATTAGCTAGAGAATGTTTTAACGTTCCTACTCATAGGTTAGTAATGAAAACAGAATGTGTTATCCGTTCAGCCTATTTTAGAGCCACTAGACGATATGCTCAGTGGATCACGAAACAAGAAGGTATAGCAAAAGAAACTTTAGATATTAAAGGTTTAGAATTTAAAAAAGCTAACTTCCCTAAATATTTTGGTAAATTTTATCAAGAGATATTAGAGTTAATTATTAAAGGTACTCCACAAAATATAATTGATAAAAAAATACAAGATTTTAGAAATGAATCAACTGGACCTAATATAGATTTTACTTTAATTGGTAATCCAACATCAGTTAAGGTATTAAATGATTATGTTGAAGCAGTTCCTAAACCAGGTAAAATTTTATCTACACTTAAAAAAGGTGCGGGTGCAAATGTTAAAGCAGCTACTTGTTATAATGACTTATTAAGATTCTGGCAGTTAGATAAAGAACATAGTCAAATTGTACAGGGTGATAAAATTAAGTGGGTTTACTTAAAATCAAATCCATACCAAATGGAAGCTATAGCTTTTCTAGAATTTGATATGCCTGATAAAATTAAAGATTTTATTAATGAGTATATTGATAGAGAAAAAAGTTTTGAAACTATATTACAAAATAAACTACAAGGGTTCTATGATGATTTAGAGTGGGTATTACCACCATCAAATCCTTTAATAAATAAATTCTTCACATTCAACTAAAATGGAAAAAAAGTTATTAATACAATTAATCGAAAGTTTTTACCTTAATGGTTTAGCTACTCAAGTTAAATTCAAAGTTAAAAATAATGAAGCACACATTAAATTTGCTACTGACAATAAAGACTGTATTGGTGAAATAAAAGCACCTGTACAATTAGAAGATTGTGAGATTGGTATTTTTAATACTGCTCAATTACTAAAATTACTTAATATTACAAATGAGTATATTGAGTTAAAATTAGAAAAACAAGGTAATCACTTTTTAAAACTTCATATTAGTGATAATCAATTTGATCTATCATATAATTTAAGTGATTTAGGATTAATTCAGGATCCAGGTGTAGTACCAAACTTACCACCACATGATTTAGAATTTGATATTAACTTTGATTTTACTCAAAAATATATTAAAGCACATAACGCTTTAGATAAACCACCTCGTTTTGAAATAGGTGTAACTAAAGATTTTCAAGGTGAAGAAGTAGTTAGTTTTATGGTAGGTGAAAAATCAACTTATTCTAATAAAGTAACCTTTACTGAAGCTGGGACTATTATAAACCAATTAAAACCTGTATCATTTAGCGCTGCTAATTTCAGGGAAATAGTTTCTGTAGCTAAAAGTGCTAATGGTAAGGCTTATCTATTTAAAGATGGTTTATTGAAAATCAATTTAGAAGAAGAAGGAGTAATATCTGAATATTTTTTAGTAGCTTTACATGAGTAGTAATATTTATGACAAATCGACTCTAGGGCGAGTTAAATTAGTTGTATTAAAAATTATTAACCGAGTAGCTTAGGCACTCACAAAATGTAAATCAAATGAGTACAAATTTCAATGAATGGGACATTTTATTCCATAACTTTTTCCACCCAACAAGCGGATTCTTATCTGCCTCAACTACAAAACAACCACACCCTTTAAACATCTATTATGACGAAACAGGCCTTCACTTTGAAGTAGCATGTACTGGTCTAACTAAAGATGATGTAAAAGTAGATATCGAAGATGATATCTTAAAAATCAGTTACGAAAAACCTGAAGACGAGAAATCATTCCATTCAGGAACAATTGTAAATGGTCTAGCAAAAAGATCATTTAATTTAGGTTATAAAATTTCAAGTAAATATGATTTAAGTAAAGCTGATGGTAAACTAGAAAATGGTTTACTAACAATCTTTATTCCTATTACTGAAAAAGCTAAACCGAAAACTATCAAAATTAAATAAAAAACTCTCGCCCAAGAGTTTGGTTATCGGTTTATTCTTACGTACATTAAATCAAATAAATAAGTTATATGGCAAATCCAAATTTCAAAGGTAGACAAAAAGGGTCTATCAAAAAGACATCAACTATTTCTGATCCACTTTTAGGTGATTATAAAATAGTATTTGATGAAAGTAGTTATAATTTAGTTTTCACTGAACCTGATACTCAGAAAGAAAAGGTAATAGGGTATTACTCTCAATTACCTAGTGCGTTAAGACGTATAGCTAAAGAGCAGGTTATAGAGAAAAAAACAACTTATACTCTAAAAGAGTATCTTAAAGAATTAGAATCAACAATAAATCAATTAAAAACTTTAATGAACTATGAGTAAATTAGTACCAAGAGATGGTAATATTATTTTAAAGCAGATTGAGACAACTGAAACTACAGTAGGTAATATTATCATTCCTGATATGGGTGATGATAGATCACTTATAGCTGAAGTTGTAGCAGTATCTGATGTTTACAATTACCATAAAGGTGAATTCATTCCAACAGATTTAAAAGTAGGTATGAAAGTTGCAATTCCTCCTATGGGAGCACAAAAAATTAAAATTGATAATGTAGACTACCTTATCATAGCACAAAATAATATTCCATCAATTATAGAAGATTAATTATGACAGAAACGGTATTCGGAACAGAATTAAAAGGTAAATTATTAAAAGGTGTTGAGAAACTAAACAATAGTGTAGCATCAACATTAGGTCCAGCTGGTAGAACAGTTTTAATTAAGGACAATCAAGGTCAATTAACCATCACTAAAGATGGTGTATCAGTTGCTAAAGCATTTGGTGACTTAGAAGATCAAGTAGAATCAATTGGAGCACAAGCAGTAAAACAAGTATCAATCAAAACTGGTAATTTAGTAGGTGATGGTACAACTACTTCAACAGTTTTAGCTCACGCTATTCTAGAAGAAGGATTAAAACATGTATCTGCAGGTCAAAATCCAGTTGAAATTAAAAAAGGGATTGATGCCGCTGTAGAGGAAATCAAATCAGCTTTAGAGAATCTAACAGAAGATATCTCGGATAATCAACAAATAAAAGAAGTTGCTACTATATCTGGTAACAATGATGAGGAAGTGGGTAATTTAATTGCTACTGCTTTAGAAAAAGTGGGTAGAGATGGAATTGTAGCTATTGAACAATCAAAAACTGGAGAAACATCTTTAGAGATTGTTGAGGGTATGCAATTTGATAGAGGTTACAAATCACCTTATTTTGTAACTGATAATAACACTATGAACGCGTTATTAGACAATCCATACATCTTAATCTACAATGGTAGAATTGGTAATGTAAATGAATTAGTAAATGTATTAACATTAGCTAACTCAGAAACAAGAGCATTATTAATTGTAGCTGAGGATATTGATGGTGAAGCTTTAGCTTTAACAATTGTTAACAAAGCAAGAGGGGTTGTAAAAGTAGCTGCTGTTAAAGCTCCTGAATTTGGAGATAGAAGAACAATGGCATTAGAGGATTTAGCTATCATAACTGGCGGTCAAGTTTTATCAAAAGATAAAGGACATAAGTTAGATAAAATTGATGTAGCTACTTTAAAACAAGTATTAGGTCAAGCTCGTACTGCTATTGTAGGTAAAGAAAAAACAACTATTGTAGACGGTAAAGGTTCTGAAGAAGCTATTAAAGCAAGAGCTGAAGAAATCAAAATTCAGATTGATAATGCTGGTTCACCATTTGAAAAAGAAAAATTACAAGAACGTTTAGGTAAATTAATCGGAGGAGTAGCTATCATTAATGTTGGTGGTAACAGTGAATTAGAAATTAAAGAGAAAAAAGATAGAGTAGAAGATGCTTTATTCGCTACAAAAGCCGCTCTTGAAGAAGGAATTGTAATTGGTGGTGGTACAGCTTTAATGTATGCTAGAAAAGCAATTACATTTGAAGGTTCAAATGATTTTGTAAACGGTAAGAAAATTGTTTATAGAGCCGCAGGAGCTCCATTTGCTAAGATTTTAACTAACGCAGGACATGATCTATGGAAGTTCAATTTTTAGGTTCCAAATTAACTGATTCAGAAAAAGGAAGCAATTGGGTAGGTCTTAATTATAAGGATTTAGGAACAATGGATTTTAAAACTTATGGTATTATCGATCCTAAAAAAGTAACTCGTGTAGCTTTAGAGAATGCAGCTTCAGTTGCAGGTACATTATTGACAACTGAGTCAGTAATTTATGAAAAAATTGAAGATAAAGAAGAATCAAATCCAATGCAAGGTATGATGTAATAAATTTGGAGCCTCGAAAGAGGCTCCATATATTATAATAAATTAATAAGTTATATGTTTACTAAAAAACACACTTTATTTACTGAAAAATACAGACCTGATACATTAGAAGGTTATATTGGTAATGATGATTTTAAATCATCTCTACAACAATGGATTGATACTAATGATGTTCCTCACTTACTATTATGTGGAGGCGCTGGTACAGGTAAAACTACAGCTGCTAAATTAATTGTTAACAACATTAATTGCGACTATGTTTACATTAACTGTTCTGATGAAAATGGTATTGATACAATCAGGGATAAAGTAAAATCATTTGCTTCAGCAGCTAGTTTCAAACCTCAGAAAGTAGTGATAATGGATGAAGCTGATTTCTTAACAATTAATGCTCAAGCAGCTCTACGTAATATAATTGAAACATTTAGTTTAACAACACGTTTCATATTTACTTGTAATTTCATTGAACGTATTATTGATCCAATCCAATCTAGAACTGTTGTATTTGAATTAACACCTCCATCAATGCAGGATGTTGCTTTCAAATGTGTTGAGATTTTAGATTTAGAGGGTGTTACTTATACTAAAGCTGATATAGTAAGAATTGTTAAACAAACTTATCCTGATATTAGAAAGACTTTAAATCTATTACAATCATCTATTAAAGATAATGATTTACAACAAAGTAGAGAAGTTACTAATTTCAAACAAACATCTGATAAAATAATCGAATTACTTAAAGGTCAAAACATCAAAAACTTTACTACTATAAGACAGTTAGTAATGGATTCAAATATTAGAGATTATAATGAGTTATATAGAGTATTATTTGAACGAGCAGATGAATTTACTAATTCAGCTATAGCATCTCTTATTATAGCAGATTATCAATATAAATCAATTATGGCACCTGATAAAGAAATTACATTTTGCGGGTGTATAGCAAAATTATTAACAACTAAATAAAAAAGCAATGGACGAAATGCAACCACAAATGAATCTTGATTTAACTAAAACAACTCCAATTTTAACTCCAAATGGGAAGAAAATTTGGCATCAAGGTTACATTTTAAGAAAAGTATCTAAGTTTGTAACTGGTACTACAGAAGATAATGTTTTACCAATTCAAGTATTTTATGATCCTGAAACAGGAGATATTTTAAAAGAAGGATTACCAGCAGAATTAACATTTATTATTGAAGGTGACGAGAATTAAGACTATTTTTGATTGGGTAAAGCAAATATCATATGATAAAGAACCTTGGTCCTCATTTACTATTGAGGAACAAGATATGTTCAATAATTTTATGATAAACAAAATTATTTCTATGAATCCTAACTATATTGAATTAGTAGCTGAGATTCAAGAATTACAATTACCTAAAGATAAGTTATATCAATTTTATTGTAAAACTTTACCTAAACAAAAATTTTTTAACAAGTATCAAAAACCCTCAAAATCACAGTATAGTAAGGAAGTATTAGGTTTATTAGCTGAGTACTTCCAAGCTAGTACTAGAGAAGTTTTAGACTACTGTGATATTTTATCTAAACAAGATGTTACTGATATTATATTACAATTAGGAAAAGATGACAAAGAACTAAAAAAATTATTAAAATGAAAAATCCATTAAACCCACATTTATATAAAATGTTAAAAACATCTGCTGAAGCTGATAAAGCAAAAGCTATGTTAACATTAAATTTACTATCAGAAAATCCAGCAGGTATTGGAGATCATTCAACAGATGATTTCTATAACAATGCTGAAGAAGCTTTAAAAATGTTAATTGATGCTGATGATAGATTAGATGCATTAAAAATGTATTTTGAACAATAATCATGGGAGACTCAATAAAAAAATATGAAGAAATGAATGATAGAGAAGTAAAAGTTACCATTGATGAGGAAAAATCTAACTCAAATGTTAATCATCCTAAACATTATGGAGGTAAAGATAATCCTTATGAAGCTATTAAAGTTATAGAGGCTTGGGGAGTAGGTTTTAATTTAGGTAATACTTTAAAATATATCTCTAGAGCAGGTAAAAAAGATAATATTATTCAAGATCTAGAAAAAGCTCTATTTTATTTAGATAGAGAAATTCAAAATAGAAAGAAAATTGGCTAAAAAAATTCCTCAAGTATTAAAAGAAATAAAGAAAGTAGTAGTACCTGAAATAGACTATGCTTTCAATAAAAATATTTCTTACTCACAGTTAAGTATTTACTCTAATTGCCCTCACCAATGGGGTCTAAAGTATAGAGATGGATATAAAGTATTTGAACCTAGCATACATGCTGTGTTTGGAACTGCTTTACATTTAACTCTTCAACATTACCTAACTGTGTTTTACGAGGAAAGTAAAGCCGCTGCTGATAGAGAGGATTTAGAAACCTTATTAAAAACCTCACTCAGAGAAGAATATCAAAACTTCTATAATAAAAATAAAAAAGTTCATTTTAGTAATCCAGCTGAGTTAGCTGAGTTTTATGATGATGGGATGAATATTATAAATTATATTAAGAAGAAAAGTGGTAATTACTTTTCAAAACGAGGATGGTATTTAGTAGGTTGTGAATTGCCTTTAGTATTAAAACCTATGAAAGGTTTATCCAATGTTTTATTTGGAGGATTTTTAGATGTAGTTTTTTATCATGAACCTACAAATACAATAAAGATTCTTGATATTAAAACTTCAACTAGAGGTTGGGGTGATAAAGAGAAAAAAGATGATGTTAAAACATCTCAATTAATTTTATATAAAAAATTCTTTGCTGAACAGTATAATTTTCCTATTGATAATATTGAAGTAGAATATTTTATTACTAGAAGAAAAGTATATGAAGAAGGAGATTTCCCTCAAAAACGTATCCAAGAATTTAAACCAGCAGCTGGTAAAGTTAAGATAAATAAATCAACTCAATTACTAGAAACTTTCTTATTAGAAGTATTCAATCCAGATGGTACTTTTAAAATGAATGAGTTAGAAAAAAGGCCAAGCAAGGAAAATTGTAGATTTTGTCCTTACTCTAATAACCCTGACTTATGTAATAAGAATGAGGAAGTTAAAAAGAAATTTAGTTTTTATTAAGACTCCATATATTTATATATAACATTAAAATATAAATTATGGCAAACAATCAACAATTAACAAGTGTAAAGGTAGATAAAGAAATATTTGAAGCCTTTAAAATCGAATGTGTTAAAACTAAGTTTTCACTTCAAAAATTAGCAGATCGTGGTATGCATTTATACTTAACTGATCCTGAATTCCAAAAAATAGTTCACAACCATATGAACTTAGAATTAAAAAAATAAATTAAAAACCAAAACAGTTTTATGCAAATAGAAGGTTATTTACCTCCTGATCAACGTAAGAAAATCTTATTCATTTGTGATGATATAAGAATGCATTCAGGAGTAGCTACAATGTCCCGAGAGATAGTTTTAGGTACAGCTCAACATTACAATTGGGTATCAATAGCAGCAGCAATTGATCATCCAGAAGCTGGAAAAAGATTAGATTTATCTCAAGCCACTAATCAAGAAACAGGTTTAACTGACTCATCAGTTATATTATATCCTAACAATGGTTATGGTAGTGCTGACTTAATTAGAGCTTTAATTAAAAATGAAAAACCTGATGCTTTATTTTTCTTTACCGACCCAAGATATTATGATTGGTTATTCGCTATTGAAAATGAAATCAGAAAACAAATCCCAATGATTTATATCAACATCTGGGATGACTTACCAGCTCCATTATACAATAGAGCATTTTATGAATCATGTGATACTTTATTAGCAATTTCAAAACAAACCAAAAACATTAATGAAATGGTTTTAGGGGATAAAGCTAAAGATAAGATTATCACTTATGTACCTCATGGTATTAATGAAAAAGTATTTTATCCTGTAGTTGATAAAAATGAATTAGTAGATACTAAGAAAAAATTATTTGGTGATAAAGAATTTAACTTCACATTACTTTTCAATTCTAGAAACATTAGAAGAAAATGTATTAGTGATTTATTAGCCGCTCATAAATTATTTTTAGATTCATTACCTAAAGAACAAGCAGATAAAATTGCTTTAGTATTACATACTCAACCTGTAGACCAAAACGGTACTGATTTATATGCTGTTAGAGAATTATTATTTGGTAAAAATTCAAATGTATTCTTCTCAGATCAAAGATTAGAACCTAAAGATATGAATTTACTTTATAATATAGCAGATGCAGTTGTATTACCTACTTCAAATGAAGGATGGGGATTAGCACTTACAGAAGCTATGATGGCAGGTAAAATGATTATTGCTAATGTAACAGGTGGTATGCAAGATCAAATGAGATTTGAAGATGAGAATGGTAAATGGATTGATTTTACTCCTGAATTCCCTTCTAACCATTTTGGTAAATATAAAAAACATGGTAAATGGGCCGTACCAGTATTCCCAAACAATATGTCTTTAGTAGGTTCACCTACAACACCTTATATTTGGGATGATAAATTAGATTTTAGAGAATTAGTAACTGCTATCCAAAAGGTATATGAAATGTCTCCTGAGACTAGAAAAGAAAATGGTTTAGCAGCTAGAGAATGGGTTACATCTGATGAATCAGGTATGTCAGCTAGAGTAATGTGTCAGAATATTATTAAAGATATTGATTTAACTTTAAATACATTTAAACCAAGAAAATCATTTGAGTTCATCAAGACTGAAGAAATGCCAGCATTAGAATTAGTTCACCCACTAACATATTAATACGTTATGAAAAATACATTTGTAATAAGTTGTCCTATTGACACTTACAGCGGATACGGTTCTCGTTCAAGAGACTTAGTTAAAGCCTTAATTAACCTAGATAAGTACGATGTTAAAATATTACCACAACGTTGGGGTAATACGCCTTGGAACTTTATTGAGGATCATAAAGACGAGTGGGGGTTCTTAGTTCCTCATATATTAACAAGTCAGATGACTTCACAACCTGATATTTGGGCTCAAATAACTGTACCTAATGAATTTCAACCAATTGGGAAATATAATATTGGTATAACAGCTGGTATTGAAACTACAATTTGTGCTCCACAATGGATTGAAGGAATGAATAGAATGAACTTAAATTTAGTATCATCAGAACATTCTAAAAAAGTATTTTTAGATTCTAAATTCCAAAAACAAGATGAACGAACTAAACAAGTTATAGGTACTCTTGAATTAACAGCTCCAATTGAGGTATTATTTGAAGGAGTAGATATTACTAAATATTTTCCTGCTACCTTAACCCCAGCATCTGAAATAGGTCAAGCCTTAGATACTATAGAAGAAAATTTTGCCTTCTTATTTGCTGGTCACTGGTTACAAGGTGATTTAGGCCAAGATAGAAAAGATGTAAGTGGTTTAGTTAAAATTTTCTTTGAAACATTTAAGAATAAAAAATCTAAACCTGCTCTTGTTTTAAAAACAATGTCTGGTCCTGCTTCTATTACTGATAGAGATTCAATATTGAAGAAAATTGACATGATTAGAGGTACAGTTAATTCTAAAAACTTACCTAACGTTTATCTATTCCATGGTGAAATATCAGATGAGGAAGTAAATCACTTGTATAACCATTCTAAAATTAAAGCAATGGTTAGTTTAACTAAAGGAGAAGGGTTTGGTAGACCATTATTAGAGTTTACTCAAACTAAAAAACCAGTTATAGCCCCAAATTGGAGTGGTCAAGTAGATTTCTTACATCCAGAATTCACTTCATTAATACCAGGTAATTTAACTCCAATACATCCATCAGCTCAAGTTCAAGATATGTTAATTGAAGGTTCACAATGGTTTACAGCCGATTATGGATTTGTAAGTGGGTTATTAAAAGATTATTTTGAGAATTATAAAAAATATCAAGATAAAGGTAAACGTTTAGCTCATTATTGTAAAACTAATTTCTCATTTGAAAAAATGCAAGAAAAATTAGATACAATATTAACTTCTAATATACCAGATATTCCAAAACAAGTTCAAATAAAACTGCCTCAACTTAAAAAAGTAGAATTACCAAAACTTAAAAAAGTAGAATAATGAAAGATAAAATAATAGAAAGTCCATTAAATGGAGGATTATGTTATGTAACACCTATTAGTGAAACTAAAAATAGTTATTTTTGTTTCTCAACAGGGTTCAAAACTAATGATTTAATGATTGAAGGAGAATTTGATTTCGATCAATATGAAGAAACTCTTCCTGAATTATACAAAGACTTGAAACGAGTTGATGACAATAAACGAGTATGGTACCCAGCTACTATGAATATTCAGGAGAAAGGAACAGTATTTGCTAATGGTACTAGCAAAGACAATTGGGCATGGGCCGGAGTATTAGCAGTTGAAGTAAACGAAGAAGAAAAAGGTAAATTTAAAATACCTGGTACTGAAGAGTTTTACACTCATAAAACCGATATTAAAACCTTAAAAAACTTCCCACAAGAAGATTTTATTGAAGCATTAGATTATATAGGATTCTTTAAAGAAAACTAAAATATGAAAATAAGTTATGCTATAACAGTTTGTAATGAATTGGAGGAAATTAAACGTTTATTAAATTTCCTTCAATCCAACAAACGTGAAGAAGATGAGATAGTAGTTTTACTTGATCATTCAAATGGTAAAGATGAAGTTTACAGATATCTACTAACACTTCCTGCAGAAATAAGATGTTGTAGAGATAGATTTGAAGGTCATTTTGCTGATTGGAAAAACCAATTAAATTCTTATTGTACAGGAGACTATATCTTCCAGATAGATGCCGACGAACTTCCAACTGAAGAACTTATAAATCAACTTCCTTATATTTTAGAAATAAATCAAGAGGTAGATGTCTTTTTAGTTCCTAGAATTAATACTGTAGAAGGACTTACTCAAGAACATATTCGTCAGTGGAGATGGAACGTGAATGAAAAAGGATGGGTTAATTTTCCTGACTATCAATGGAGAATCTATAGAAACTCTCCTACTATTAAGTGGAGAAATAAAGTACATGAAGTAATAGAAGGACATAAATCTTCTACTCTATTACCAGCTGAAGAAGCATATTGTCTATATCACCCAAAGACAATTGAGAGACAAGAAAGACAAAACAATTATTACGATACATTATGAACATAATAATTCCTATAGGAGGTTTAGGTCAAAGATTTAAAGATGAAGGGTACCTTATGCCTAAGCCACTTATAAGTGTTTTAGGTAAAACTATGATTTATAGAGTAATAGATAACCTAAAACTAAATGATGAAGATACTATCTATATTGTTTATAATAGTCAATTAAAAGAATTTAACTTTGAAAATTTAGTTAAGTTCTATTTCCCTAAAAAGAATATAAAATTTATATCTTTAGATCATGTTACTAAAGGAGCATCTGAAACTATACTTTATGGTTTAAATGAGATGCCTGTTAAAGAATTAGAAAAAGAATTCTTAATTTTAGATTGTGATACCTTTTATGAGGAAGATATTTTAGATTATTATAGAAAGTCTGATAATAAAAATATGATTTTTTATTTTAAAGACAAACAAACTAATCCTATATTCTCTTATATTAAATTAGATTCTAATAATTGGGTTACAAAAATAGCTGAGAAAGTAAAAATATCAGATTGGGCTAATACAGGTGCTTATGGTTTCCATACAGGACGTACTCTAAAACAATACATTGAAAAATTACCTTCAACCTCAACAGAACTTTATACCTCATGTGTATATAATGAAATGTTAAAGGATAACTTAGTAATTAAAGGACAACAAATATCTGAATTTAGTTGTGTTGGTACACCTTTACAATTACAGATCTATTGTAATAAGAATAAACATAATTCAGAACCATTAAGAATATGTTTTGATTTTGATAACACTTTAGTTTCATATCCAACCATACCAGGTGATTACTATAGTGTAGAACCAATTCAACGTAATATAAATTTTCTTAAATTATTAAAAAGTTTAGGTCATACTATTATCATCTACACAGCACGCAGAATGAAAACTCATGGTGGTAATGTTGGGCGCGTAATAGCTGACATATCTAGGGTAACTCTAGACACACTTGATAAATTTGATATACCTTATGATGAGATTTATTTTGGTAAGCCTTACGCTAATTTTTATATTGATGATTTAGCTGTTAATCCATCTATATCAATGAACCAAGCTATAGGGGTTTATGACACTGAGATTGCACCTAGAACATTTAATAAAGTAGATTATAATAAAGATAAAGTTATAAAAACCACTTCTAACCCAGGTGAAATTTATTGGTATCAAAACATTCCTAAAGGAATAGAACATTTGTTTCCTAAAGTATATGATATTACAGATAACCAAATCACAATGGATAATATTGAAGGTGTAAGTTTTTCATATTTGTATACTAATAAGTTATTAAAAGTTGAACATTTAAAAATATTAATAGCATGTTTAAATCAACTTCATCTGTATAATACTAGAGTTAAAGAATACCCAAATGTTTATGCTGACTATAACCAAAAACTTAGAGATAGATATAATAATAATTTAGATTTATATAATAAGTACATACATGCTGAATCTATATTTAAAAAGCTTGATAATTTATTATCCCACTATGATAAAGCAGTAATATCCATAATACATGGTGATCCAGTATTTACTAATGTTTTACAAACTGAACAAGGGTTAAAGTTTATTGATATGAAAGGTAAAATAGATGGTGAGTTAACTATTATAGGAGATGCTTATTATGATTTAGCTAAAGTTTATCAATCAATATTAGGATATGATTTTATATTAAATGATATTGAATTAGACAATGTTTATATAAATGAATTTAAAAATGCATTTGAAGGTTTGTTTAAGCCAAAATGTCTTCGTATTATAAAGATAATAACAGCAAGTTTATTCTTTACACTTATGCCTTTACATACTGAAGATCAAGATAAATTTGCTAAATATTTTAAAATTATAAATACTTTATTAGATGAGTGCCGAGATAATTAAAATACAACTACCTAAAACTATTAATCCTGAAAACGATTTTGTAACTTCATACCCTGAAGCTTATTTAAAACATGTAGATTTAGATTTAGGGAGAGTTGAAATATGCCATAATGGTCTTAAACTTGATGTAAGTGGGAATATTCCAATTTATACTAATACTACCATAGTAGATGAATCATATGATGAGTTACTTGATGAATCTATATTTTTTCTATATGATGAGACTAGCTTAAATTATGCTCATTCATTTTTTAATTTTTTTGGTAAATGTCTTTATTTTGATGAACTTCCAAATGTAAAATTAGCAATACTAGAAGATTTTTGGCAAGAAGAGGGCAATATCAGTTATATAAAACAATGGTTAGAATTATATTATAGAGACAAAAATGTTGAAATTCTAATACTTAAAAAAGGTATTAAATATAAAATATCTAATCTAATTGTGCCTAATACTTTATATGGTTTTCCTATGTCTCATGGTGATGAACTTATTGTAGAAAGGATTATAGAAACTGTAGCTAAAATACCTCCTATAGAAGTTAAAACTAATGGGTGCTATATTTCAAGACAAGACACTATTAAAAGAGGATGGTATCATTCAAGAGAATTAATTAATGAATTAGAATTAATTGATAAGATAAAATCTGAATTAGGATATGATATAATTGAATTAATGGATTATGATATGGTAGGTAAAATTCAAATATTTAAATCCTATAAAAATATAATTCATCAAAGTAGTGCTTCAAATATTAATGTGTTATTTTCAAATAAAAATAATACTAATATTATTATAACTCACCCTAAAATGGAAGATTGGTTAGGATATAAATGTCATCAATTTTCTGATAAATCAAAAACTAATTTAATTAGTTTAAATGATGGAGGGTATTGTGTAGCTGAATTAGAAGAAGGACAAACTGATGGTAATAATTTAGCTTGGGAATTAGGAGATATAGATTCCATAATTGAAGTTTTGAAACAAATTGATAAAGGAGAAATATAAAATATTTGGATACTTCAATTTCTTTTATTATATTAAATAAAAATTAATTACATGGATAATATTTTAAATTTAGTACAAGAGTACATTACAAAAAAAGACAGTGAAAAGAAATGGGTCGCTGGAGAGGACTTAGTTCAATACGCTGGACCTTATTTTGACGAAAAAGAATATCAAGCCGTTGTTAAAACTATGCTTGAGGGTTGGTTAGTATTAGGAAAAGAAGGAGCGATGTTTGAAAGAAAGTTTCCTAAAAAATTAGGACAAAAAACTGGAGTTATTGTTAACAGTGGATCCAGTGCTAATTTACTAATGATGGCTGCTTTAAAATCTAAAAGAGGATTAAATCTACCTGAAGGAACAAAAGTTATTACTCCTATAGCAGGATTCCCAGCTACATTAAGTCCAACAATACAATTAGGGTTTCAACCTATATTTGTTGATATTGAATTAGAATCCCTTAATTTAGATTTAGATCAAGTAGAACAAGCCTGTATAGATCATCCTGATGCTAAAGTAATTACATTCGCTCACGTATTAGGTAATCCACCTAACATGGACCGATTAATGGAAATTGTAAACAAGTATGATTTAATTCTATTAGAAGACTGTTGTGACGCATTAGGAACAACTTACGATGGTAAGCCATTAGGTTCATTTGGTAAAATGGCTTCATGCTCATTCTATCCAGCACACCATATTACAATGGGTGAAGGAGGATTTGTAGCATGTAAAGATGCTGAAACTGAAAAAATACTTAGAAGTCTTAGAGACTGGGGTAGAGGATGTTACTGTCAAGGTAAAGCAAATGCTTTAGAATGTGGTTCATGTGGAATTAGATTTAGTAACTGGTTACCAAGCTTACCTAATGAAATATTTGATCATAAATACACTTATGAAGAAATTGGTTATAATTTAAAACCAACTGAGTTACAAGCAGCAATGGGTAATGTTCAGTTAGGTAAGTTAGAAGAAATTGGAATACTAAGAAGAAGAAATCATAAAGCGATTGTTAATATCTTTAAACAATATGAAGATAAATTTATATTACCTAAAGCTACTGATAAATCAGATCCAGATTGGTTTGCTGTTGCGTTAACAGTAAAAGATGGAGCAGGATTTACAAGAGCAGAATTTTGTCAATTCTTAGAAGCAAATAAAATCCAAACAAGACCTTACTTTGCAGGTAATATTATGTTACAACCAGGATATTCTCATTTAATTGACCCAAAAGAAGTAATAGAAAAATACCCAGTATCAAGAAAAGTAACAACAGATACATTTTTCTTAGGATGTTCACCAGTAATTACTTTAGAACAAATAGAGTATATTAGAACAATTGTAGATAAATTCTTTAATAAGTAATATGAGTAATAAAAAAGTAGGTTGCTTATTTATAAATTTAAGCAGTGATGTAGAGAGTAATTATAAAGATGATACCTTTTTTGCTCCAAATGCCTTAAATAGTTTTATAAAATGGCATCCTAATATAGATGTTCATCATATTACTAATGATAATTTTGAATCATATTTAAGAGAATTAAATATAACCGAATATTATGATTCTGTAGGATTAATTAGAGTTTATATTATTAGAGAATTATTAAAACAGAAGGGATATAGTAAAATTATCATGTTAGGTCTAGACACATTCACATGTTCATACTTAGATGATTTTATTAATAATGACGAAGATGATTTAATATTAACATCAGGCCCACCTTATATTTTTCTTAAAACTGAATATTGGTCTCCTAAAGTAGTAGAATTTGAACATAATGGAGGCATCTATAGAGATATAGATTTTATAAATGCTGATGTAGCTTGTTTTAATAATTGGGAAACAGCAGATATGTTAATCAATAAATCTATAGAATTTTGGACAGGTCATTATGAACAAGGTGGTATGAATTACCTATATCAAAATCAAGAATCATTAGGTGTTAAAATTAGTATAGTAGATTTTCCTTATATTAAAGCTAATTCCTTATATAATGTTAGATCTAAAGGAATGGCTCATGGTGGGAACCAAATGTATAAAGGAAAATTATATAATGGTAATTATAAAGATCCTAATAGTAGCGCTATCGGAGATGTGTATCCAACCTCAACTTATTATGTGAAAAATAATAAACTATTTACATCAGATAATAAACAAATAAAAGTTTTTCATTATGCTGAAGCATTAGGAGTTAAAACTAAAGAAGAATATAATGAAACCCTATATGAAATGAAAAATACTTGGTTTAATGAAGAAACCAAAAAATTTTTAATAGAACAATGTAACATGAATTTTTAATATGACAAAAGTAGTATACGTAACAGGTTGTTTGGGATTTATAGGATCCTATGTAACAAGAACTTGCCTTGATAGAGGATGGTATGTAAAAGGAGTTGATAAGGGAACATACGCCTCTAATAAAGCTCTATTAAATGAATTTAAAAAATATCCTAATTTCTCATTTGTAGACTGTGATATAAATGACTTAAAATTCTTATATGATTGTGATTATGTAATTAATACAGCCGCTGAAACTCACGTTGGTAATTCCATAGCTAATAGTGATGAATTTGTATCTTCAAATATAAATGGAGTACATAATTTGTTAGAATTAATTAAGAATTATAGAGGAGAACATTTAGCTAAACCTATATTACTTCATTTTAGTACAGACGAAGTATATGGAGATATTGAAGAAGGAGAACATATTGAAACAGATTTACTTAAACCTTCTAACCCATACTCAGCTACTAAAGCTGCAGCAGATATGTTAATAACAGCTTGGGGTAGAACTTATAATTTACCTTATATTATAGTTAGACCAACTAACAATTACGGAGTAGGTCAGTATGTTGAAAAATTAATACCTAAATCTTTAAAATATTTAAAATTAGGTAAAAAGATACCTCTACATAATGGAGGTACACCTATTAGAACTTGGTTACATGCTCAAGATACAGCTAACGCAGTTATAAAAATAATTGAATCTGGAGTACAAAATGAAATTTATAACATTTGTGGAGGATTTGAGCAAAGTAATTTGGATACTGTAAAAAAATTACTTACATTATATAATAACAATTCAGTTTACATATTAGAAGATTTTGTAGACTTTTCATATGATAGACAAGGACAAGATGTTCGTTATGCTTTAAATGATGATAAATTAAGAGCATTAGGGTGGAAACCAGAAATGAATTTTAATTCCGAATTAAGAAGTATTGTTGAATATTATAGAGAAAAATTTGTATGGTAAATAAAAAAGTTTTAGAATATTTAATTGATACTTTAGTTCATAACGGAATTGATACTTATTTTCTAGTGACAGGAGGAGCTATAGTACCTACTATAGATTATATTGGAACCAAGCCTGGAATTAAATATTTTTGTTTCCAACATGAGCAATCAGCGGCTATGGCAGCTGAAGCTTATTATAGAACTTCAGGTAAATTAGGAGTAGTATTAAGTACAAGTGGTCCTGGGGCTCAAAATTTGTTAAATGGTATATGTGGATGTTGGTATGAATCTATACCTTGTTTATTTATAACAGGTCAAGTTAGTACATACGAATCATTAGATTTTATAGATACAAAACCAAGACAATTAGGTTTTCAAGAAATGCCGGTAGTTGAATCATTTAAACCTTTTACTAAATTTATAAAAAAAATAAATAATGTAGATAGTTTTAAACAAGATTTACAAGAAGCCTTAACTAAATGTTTTGAAGGTAGACCTGGCCCTAGTTTATTAGATATGCCTACTAACATTCAGAATAGTATTATAAATGAAGAGGTATTTACATTCCAACCTAAACCTCTTATTACTAATATAAACCATCAGCTTAAGAAATTAAATAAACAATTATCAATCTCTAAAAGACCTTTATTACTTATAGGGCATGGAGTTAGATTATCTAATGCTGTAAAAGAAATAAATGAATTAGTAAATAAATTAAATATACCTTTTGTAGTATCATGGGGTGGATTTGATATTATATCTCATGATCATCCTTTATTTATAGGTGATATAGGAGTGTATGGGAGTAGAGGAGGTAATTTTGCAATTCAAAATTGTGATTTATTAATTTCAATAGGTTCTAGATTAGATACAAGACAAACTGGAGGTGATTTAAAAACATTTTCAAGAGAATCATTTAAAGTAATGGTTGATATTGATAAAAATGAAATTTATAAGGGTCGTGGATTAAATATAGACTTACCTATAACATGTGATGCTAAACAATTCATAACAGAGTGGTCAAATAATTTAGTCCCTTATACAGTTAATAATAAATGGTTAGAGACTTATACTAAATATAAAAATTTAAAATTAGATAATAGGCCAATAAAATCAGATGTACTTACATCATATGAATTTTTAGAATATCTTAATACTCAACTTCCCTCAAATTCTACTATTATACCAGATGAAGGAGGACATTTAGTATGGTCAATGCAATCTTTAAAACCTAAGAATAATCAAAGAGTATTTTCAAATTTTGGAAACTCATCTATGGGGTATGGATTACCAGCAGCTATAGGAGCATCTATTAATAATTCTAATCCTGTCATTTGTATAGATGGAGATGGAGGGTTTCAAATGAATATTCAAGAATTACAAACAATTAAGCATTATAATTTACCTGTTAAAATTTTTATAATAAATAATAATTGTTATGGTATAATTAAACAGTTTCAAGACTCATATTTTGGTTCAAGATATATAGCTACTGAAACTAAAGATTATACAGCTCCTGATTTTGTGAAAATAGCTACAGCGTATGGAATTAGAGCTATAGAAGCTGATAAAAGCAATTATCAAGAAGTAATAGATTTGGCTTTTAAAGAAAAAGATGCTATATTAGTTAATGTTATTATTGACAAAGAACAAAAATTAACTCCTAAATTAGAATTTGGAAATCCTTTAGAAGATATGTCTCCATATTTAGATGATGAGACTATAAAAAATAATATGGTCATAGATATGATCCCAAGACGTGATAACACCCAAGGATGGGTAACTTTAAATAAATAATAATTAAATAATTAAGTTTATGGCTGCAGATAGCAAAACCAAAAAAACAATTCTTACCTTAACAGGTAATAAATTAAAAGGAGAAAAAACTGTTTTAGTAACTGCTTATGATTATCCTCAAGCTATATTAGCTGATAGAGCGGGAGTTGATTGTATTCTAGTAGGGGATTCATTAGGTATGACTCAATTAGGATATAAAACAACTATCCCAGTTACAATGGATGATATGATTAGAAGTTGTGAAGCAGTTAGTAGAGGAGCTCAAAACGCTTTCTTAATTGGAGATATGCCTTACATGTCTTACCAGCAATCAGATGAATTAGCTATTGAAAATGCTGGAAGATTTATTCGCGCTGGTATGGATATGGTTAAAGTAGAAGGCGCTATGGTTGATAGAGTAAGAGCAATAGCAAAAGCAGGTATTATGGTTATGAGCCACTTAGGGTTAACACCTCATACTAGAGCTAAATTAGGTGGTTATAAAGTTCAAGGTAAAACAGCTGACCAGGCAGATGTTATTTTACAACAAGCCTTAGCATTACAAGAAGCAGGGTGTTCAGCTTTACTTTTAGAAGCCATGCCTAAAGAACCAGCCGAAATGATAGCTAAACAATTATCAATTCCAGTATATGGTATTGGTGGTGGTGATGGTGTTGATGGTCAATTAGTGATCTTCCATGATTTAACAGGTTTATTCTGGGAATTCAAATCTAAATTTGTTAAAAGATATTGTGAAGCAGGAAAAATTATTTAAGATGCTTTAGAACAATATGTTGATGAAGTTAAGACAGGAGTATTTCCATCAGCTGAGAATTTCTATGAAATTAAAGAAGATGAAT